GACACGGTCACCATCGCCGGCTTCACCACGGTGGGCAACAACGGCGCTGCCGTCGTGGTGTCCAGCACCGCGTCGAAGCTCGTCGTCTCTGGCCTCACTCTCACGGACGAGGTCGCCGGCAACGCAGTCACCATCACTCAGACCAACCTCGACGTGCTCAAGGCGGGCGTTGTGCGGCGCTCGTTCTCGATGCTGCGCAACTTCGGTGACATCGAGACCGCCAACAAGCCGTACCACCTGTTCACGGGCGTCGAGCTGGCGAAACTCGACCTCAAGGTCACCCCCGGTGCCATCGTCGAGCTCGGCTTCGGCCTCGTCGGCAAGGGCATGAGCACCGCGACCACAGCGCCCGCAGGCGCGACCTACCCCGCAGCCGACACGCACTCCCCGATGGACTCGTTCAGCGGTGCAGTGCTCGTCGACGCGGTCGAGAACGGTGTCGTCACTGAGCTCACCACCACCCTCGAGAATGGTATCGAGGCCCGGTTCGTCGTCGGCAGCGCGGAGACGATCCGCCCCAGCATCGGTCGCAGCAACATGACCGGTCAGATCTCCGTGTACTTCGAGGACTCGGGCATGATCGACCGCTTCCTCAACGAGACCGAGACGGCGATCTCCTACGTGCTCGGCGACGGCACCCAGGGGTACCGTATCACGTACCCCCGCGTGAAGTTCACCGGAGGCCAACCCGACGTCAAGGGTGCCGGTCCGATCACCCTGGCGATGCCCTTCCAGGCCCTATACAGCCCCTCGGCTGGCACCCAGATTATCGTCAAGCGTCTCCGCAGCCTCGCCTAATCTCAGCTCATGCAAACCCCCCAATCTTCATTCTTCACCCGCCCTCGCGCCAACGAGGGTATCGAGGTGCCTCTGTCCCTGCCGGACGGCACCCCCACGGAGCACAAGCTCCGCATCCTCGGAGTCGACTCCGACGTCTTCCGCACGGAGGAGGCCGCGAGCCGTCAGCGCATGCTCGAGGCTGCGTCCTCCAAGGAGGGCATCGCCAAGTTCGACCACCAGGCCGAGCGAGTCCGCCTCGTCGCGTGCCTAGTGAGCTCCTGGTCGTTCGAGCAGCCCTGCACGCCCGAGAATGTGCAGGCCTTCCTCCGTGAAGCACCGCAGATCATGGATGCGATAGACAAGGTAGCGGCCAATCGTCGCGCTTTTTTCAAGGTGAGCTCGAACTCCTCCTCGGATACGCCGAGCGCGAGTTCGAGCTGAGCCTACCACCACCCGGATCGGATACCCCGCTACGTGACCACCTCAACGCAGTCTGGCGAGCAACAGGACGGAAGCCAAAGCAGCTTGCCGACCTACCACCACTGCCTCGTACTGTCGGCCATGTGTGGCACTGGTACCAGGAGCTGCGCAGCGCCGAGCCGATCCGCTACGTCGACATCGAGGCGTGGGCACGGCTCACTGGGCGCGTCGTCACACCGGAAGAAGTGCGGGCGCTGCGCCTGCTAGACACCCTGTACTGGAACACCACTACATCAAATGTCAGACGAAATCAGCAGACTGATTCTAAGCGTCGAAAGCCAGCAGGTCGGTGAGGCTGACAAGAAGCTGAAGGACCTGACCAAGACGAGCACGTCCGCCGAGAAGGCGACTGACGGGCTGACGCGGTCGTGGGCGGGAATGCTGGCCAAGGTCGGGGCGCTGGTCGGAGGCTACCTGTCGCTGAGTGGGTCACTGCGCAAGATCATCGACGTCACCAAGGAGTCTGAGGCCGCGCAGGCTCGGCTCCGCGCCGTCACCCAGTCCTCCGCGACGGAGGCCCGTGCGATGTTCGAGGTGCTTGAGGCGATGGGCTCAGAATCGCCCGCGTTCACGCTCGACGTGCTGACGGATGCCTTCTCCACCTTGGTTAGCCGGGGCCTGGACCCGAGCAGGCAGGCGCTCCAGGCGTACATGGACCTGTCCGCCGGCACCGGGGCAAGTCTCAGCACCGTCACCGACGCGATCGCCATGGCGTCGAACGGCGTCTACCGTTCGCTCAACCAGATGGGCATCCGGGCCACGCAGGAGATGGACGGTCTGGTGATGACCTACCGTGGGTCATCGGAGAAGATCAAGGGGGACATCGCCTCCATCGAGGCGTACATGCAGCGGCTCGCGAAGACCAACTTCGCGGGCGCGGCGGCGACGCAGGCGGACACGATGGGCGGGGCGCTCTACCGTCTGCAGGACGCGTGGGACGACGTATGGCGGGCGGTGTCCGAGCGGGGCATCGGTGAGTACATCAAGACGGGGCTGAAGCTGGCCACCGACGCGCTGGCTGAGCTCGAGGCCATGATCGCCTCGGGGCAGCTCGGTGCGTACATCGACGCGTACCTCGGCAAGTGGAACAGCTTCACGAAGGCCGCGAGCGATGGGCTGCGGGCGCTCAGCGACCTGTGGAGCTCAGCCATGAAGGCGATGGGCATCGACGGCGCTGGGATGCTGGACTTCTTCATTGATGCTATGGTCAACCTGCCAGAGAACGTGACCGCCGTAGTGAAGGGCATCGGCGCGACGTTCGGTCTGCTCGTCGAGTACGGAGTCGCCGCAGGACGAGGTGTGTACGATGTCATCGTTGGGTATCTGAAACTCGCCTACAAGTCGGCAAAGAGCACAGGGCAGATGATTCTCGATGCTGCTCTGAATCCGGCTGCAGCCGGGGCTGCGTTTGCGGAGTTCTACGCTCGGCAGACAACGCTCACGAACAACTTTGCCAAGACCACTGTCGACGCGTGGAACAACACGACCCAGAGCATTGGATTTGCAACTACAGCATGGGAGGAGGAGATCACGGCGATCATGGACGAGCGCGACGCGTCTCTCCAGGCGTTCAAAGACAAGACGGACGCGGCGAAGGGGCTGCGTGAGGAGTACGAGCGCCAGAAGGCTGCGCGTGAGGGTGCTGCAGACCCGCTCGCGGGTGCTAAGAAACTGCGTGGCGACGACAACGCCAGCCAGCGGGCTGAGTACATGCAGCTCCGTGCGAGCTTGATCGACGAGGAGCTCGCTGTGCAGGAGTCGTACCAGAGGCGTCTCGCCCTGATCCGCAACACCACCGCCGAGGGCTCAGAGGAGCGCGTGCAGATGGAGCGAGCACTCAACGAGCGCATGGCTCTTGAACGGGCGTCCGCGCAGCAGAGCCACGCCGAGCGGCTGCAGCAGCAGTACCTCGTGGAGCAGGACTTGCTGCAGGAGGCACTGAATAAGCGCGAGATCACCGAGACTGAGTTTCAGGAGCGTAGCCGCGCCAACTGGGCCTCATACCAATCGAATGTCAGCAGCATATCTGTGGCCGGTGCGCGCATGGTTGCGACGCAGAATCTGCAGATGTACCAGAATGTGCTGGGCATGGCGGGGGACATCTCCGCGCAGCTGTCCAACCTGGTATCCGAGAGCAACGGAGCCGCCAAAGCGATGTTCATCGCGTCGAAGGCGATCGCGATCGCCCAGGCCATCGTCAACACCGAGCTCGCAGCGACCAGGGCGCTCGCCGAGGGTGGCATGATCGCTGGCATCCCGATGTCCACAGCCATCCGCGCCATGGGTTACGCGTCCGTTGGTCTCATCGCTGCTCAGTCAGTCATGGAGTACAGTGGCAGCTACGAGAATGGTGGTATTGTGCCAGGCACTTCGTACAGTGGTGACAACCTGAACGCCAGGGTCAACTCCGGTGAGATGATCCTGAACCGAGCTCAGCAGCGCCAGCTTTGGCAGGCAGCCAACGGTGGCGGACGTAGCGGTAACGGTGGGGGAACTACAGTCAACATTATAAACCAAGCCGGTGTTGCAATAAGCCAAGAACAGCGCACAAACGAAGACGGCTCAACAGATGTTAACATCCTAGTCCGAGCTGTTGAAAACAGCATCTCCCAGAACGTTGCAGCCGGAAGGGGCACTCTTGGCAAAACGCTCGGGCTAACCTACGGCCTGAAACGCCGCGCAGCTTAAACGCCATGGAAACGTTTCCTTCTAAACTCCCGAAATGCACCAACGATTACAGCGCCGACGTGTTGCCGACAATGCGCCGCACCGAAATGGACGACGGGAGCATCCGCCAAGAATCCCGATTCACATCTGTTCTTGGAACAAGTGTGTTCTCTTGGGTTTTCAACGGCGAAGAATTTGAGATTTTCCAAGCTTGGGTTAAGTACAAAATTTCAAACGGGGCTGACTGGTTCTTGATCAGCCTTCCGAACGGTACTGGTTTCGTAACTACGAAGGTCCGTTTCAAGGAGGGTAAATACACAGTTAAGCATCAGCCTATCATGCACTGGAAAGTGAGCGCGAGCTTCGAGTATGCAGTTGCCACAGCATTAAGCGAAGCACAACTTAACGCAAAACTAGCGTGAAAACATTTCTTCAAGACAACCTATTCAAGCTCCTCCCGTGGGGGCTTAGTGTTCTGCTCGCGGTTGTGCTTCTTTTCGGTGACGCTCGATGGATAAAGAGCGATCTTTTTGTCGAAAAAATGAAGCCGTTTAACGAGTTGCCAGCGCGTGTTAATAATCTGGACGCGTGGCGCGTTGAACAGAAGTATGCGCAACAGCAGGACGCGGCGCAGTTCGCAACACTGAAAGACAAACTGGCATCCCTTGAAAGCCAAATGGCCGTTAACAACGCATTGCTTTTGGAGAGTGCAAAGCAACAGGACCGCATTCTACGGATACTCGACAAAGGAGCGCACCAATGAGCGAGCCTGACCCATATGGCGACGCCATCCGCGAAGCCTACGCAGTATGCCCAACTAGCGTACCGGTAATCGAGACGCTGGAAATTTCGCACGAATCCATTGCGGCTCCGATCTATATTTGCGGAAACACCGAGAGCATCACGGCAACGCTTGAGACGCTCGAAACAGTAACGTTTGAGGCTTCGGCGATCAAGTTTACTCTGCCTGCAAAGACCGACGAGGGC